GAAATATTTTTGGTTTTTCACTTAAAGTTTTAAGACTTTCCGGTCCATATAAAAATTTTTAGAAAGCTAAGCTCTGCAGCGAATCTCGTGCAACGAGGTAATCACTGTTCTCTGGCTTATACTCGCAGAACTCAAGGCTACGCCTGACAACAAGAGGGGCAAATTCCGAAAAGGTTTTCTTCCCATGCTGTGCAAGCTCAGTGAGAACACTTTCAATGCGCAACTTCATCTCCTCCTGAGTGGAGGTTCTGAGCTGCCAATTAAGTGTCTCTTTAATAACGCTAAGTTCCAAAGGCGCCCGCCATCGCGCACCATCATAAAGAAACCCCCTCTTTAAAAAGGAGATATCTGTGATGTCGCGACTATTTACGGACTCTGCGGTCTTCATCTCGTTTGTATAATCCATTCCGGTGTAAAGCGGAATTGATTTTTCCAAAGAGACCTGAGACCACCAAGACTCGTCATCAGGGACATATGATATGGCATTGTCATCACCAAATGTTTGAATCCGAGTCCGTCTCAAGACAACACCCCACTCTTGCTTCCATTCTACCCTTTTCTCATTTCTGAAATACATACAAGCTGCATAACAAAGAATGAGAAGATTTGAGATGGAATTAAAAATGGTGGTGAACGGCTGACCACTAGGGTTGCCGCCTAAAAACTCATAAACATGTCCTTCGGACAAATGTCTTGAGTTGATAATCTCTTGAAACAGGACTCTCCGTACATCTCTATCTCGCTGTGTAGAATTGTGATAAAAATCCTCAACAATTCTCAGAACTTGATAACCGATTGCTACGGGAATCTTGGCGTCGAACTTAGAATAATCACCGGCAGTGAATTTTCTATTTCGACCAGAAGTCATGTATGCTACCAAATTAGGCCATTCGGCGTGGGGGTCGATACCGACCGCCATACCGTTAAAAATGCGGTTAGACATACAATGGCGAATAAAATCGCCAAAGTACATCTTCATCGCAATCAAAAGGTCAATTGGGCAACACATAAACTGCCGAGTCGAGAAGGTCTTAACTTTCTCTTTTGAGCGTCGCTCATCTTTTAAACAATCCATGAATACGTGGAATGATCTTATGCCTTTGCTGGCTTTTTCAATCGTTTCATCCACATCATCCCTCAACTTCATAGCTTCTACCGTGGTCAGGTCAAAACTGTCTCCAGTTCCGAACCAATAAGTTTTTCCTCTCTTACCTCCCGTTTGTAGCACGTGGGGATAACCAGGCGATGAAGATCTATTAATGGAATCGACATAGTCGAGCCCATCTATACCCGTTACTGCTTCATCAAAAGTCAGCAAACGGGGAGGGTGTGGTTCAGGCAGAAATCGCCTAACCACAAGATTTGTGATGTACTGATAATTGAGATCAAGTACTTCACTATCGATGAACACCTCGGGGTGCGCGTATTTGGTCCGCGCGATGATCAAGGGATCATAAACAACACCATCAACTACGCCTCTTGTCAAGGCTGCTGGGGCAGTTGTCACATCCCACAAATTACCATAAAAGACGCTCCTAACGAGTCTCGTCTTCCATGGGAGAAACGGCTGTTTCAATTTACAAAGGACTGGGAATTCCTTAATAGGTGAAGATTCAATCTCGTACACTTCAGCTTCATCAACAATAGTAAGCTCAGGAGAGAACTCCGTCGCAGTTTGTTCGATGAAGATGTCAATTTCCTCGCGCGTAATGGAAACACCAGCGCAAGGTTTCTCTCTGAAGAGACCAGATGTACTTCCTGCAGTATGAAATCCTGCAACACGTGCTCCACGAATGCGGGGGTCTGTTATATAGACACAGGCTCCACAATCGCCAGCTACCGTATTGGCTTGGTATTGCAAATCACGCGAAACGTAATCCACATCAGCATAACTGTAGGGTACTGGATCACCAATCGTCAGTTTTATTGTCATCCACACGCGATTTGCGTCGCGAACAACAGGTATGACTGCAGAATAGGTATTATCCAACTTCAATTTTTCGTCATGAGTGATCAAATGTTTACGTATATCCGAATGCAAGCGAATCTTGTCATTCAAAACATAGCAATACTGTATATCGAGCTCTCCATTGGGATTGGCTACATAAATATCCTTATTATAATCCAAGACAAAGGCCGTCAGCCCCGTCTTTTCATCTTCAAAGTGTATTTTCTCTTGCCACTCCCCATTTTCGTCCACTTCCACTTGCTCTAATATTCTATCAGAGAAATGGCGCGGCCAAACGAAATGACGACTCGCCACAACAAGGCATGTTCCCATCCGGGAACCTCGCACCCTTATAGCATATGTATTTTTCTGAAGTTTTATGATCAAAGAATC